AAGCACAAACAGAAACGCCTGATGTTCCTGAGTCTGCCGATGCTTATGCAATTCAGCTTGAAGGATTTGATTTTGAATCGTTTAAAACAGATAACGCTGAAGTTTTAAAAGCATTCCATGCTGAAGGCATGACCAATAAACAGGTGGAAGCAGTAGTAAAAGCCTATGACCAGCACATGCAAGTGAACTTAGAAGCCTTGCAAAGTGAATGGGGTGCTGAATATCAAGCCAATGTGAATTTGGCTAATCAGGCCATTCAAGCCCTTGGATTTAAGCCTGAAGAACTTGATTCACCAACAGCAGTAATTAAATTGGCTGCGGCAATTGGTAAGCATATTCAGGAAGATTTACCCGCTAATAACACACAGCAAAGCGGTGGCGAGTCTATTGAACAATTGATGTTATCGGAAGCATACAGCAATGCCAGTCACCCTGATCATAAGTCAGTTGCAGCGCGTGTACGCGAACATTTTCAAAAGAATTTCCCAGAATAACGAGGGGTAATAAGAGATGTCTCAAGACTTCGCAACAAACAATGAAATGATCACCGCTGCATTTAAGCGTGAATTTCATGCCGCATTTGAAATGAAAGCAACTTCAACAGCTTCAGCGTTGCAAGTGCTTTGTAAGGATCGTGGCACAATTAATGGGTCATCATTCACTGTCAACGATCTTGGTGATCTTGCCATGAAAGAAATGACTAGTCGTTTCCAAGATACCGATTGGTCAGTGCCTGAGGCTGGTACTCGTTTAGCAATCATGAAAGATTTCGGTTTATTTGTTCCGATTTCCCCAAGTGATGAAGCTAAACTTTCAGCCAACCCAACATCAGCGTATATGCAAAAATGTTTAGGTGCTGAATACGATGAACGTGATAACACGATTATCAAAGCATTAGGTGCATCCGTTCAGCGCAAAGTCCTAGATGGTGAGGACTACACTCCAACATCTTTGCCTAATACTCAGATTATTTTGGCGGGTGCTACTCCAGTAACCAAAGCAAAAATTGCAAAAGCACGTGCAACTATGCGCAAAACCAAAATGGATAAGCGCGGTCCTATGTATGCAATTTATAACTCTGAAATGCTCGAGCAAATCTTAGTAGATGATGAGCTTACCAAGTGGGATAAAGACACAATTCAGCAAATTCAAGATGGTGATGTAGCCAAGAAATGGGCTGGGTTTATTTGGTTGCCTTATGAAGAATTGCCAGATGGTGCAGGCGGTGCTACAGAAGGTCGTACATTCTTCACAGCAAGTGAAGCAGTACATTTCGGACGCAATACAATTTCTAATTTTGATATTGCTGTACGTGCCGACAAATCCAACACAAAGCAAATCGGTGGTATTGCTTCATACGGTGCAGCGCGTTCTCTTGAAGAGTGTGTGATTGCAATGGACTTTGTACGTTAAAAGCAGCTTTGACCTAACACTTTGAGCGGAGGTGTTAGGTCTTTTTTATAATCAGAACAGGAAAAGAGAAATGAGCAATTCAGAACAGCAAATCGAACAAGAAATTCAAGACAAAGGCTTAAACGCACCGCGTTTAACGCCAGATCATATTGATTCAGTGGCTCTACGGAATATGATGTGTAAATCCATTCTATAGAGCCTGGTTAAAGTTGTTAGCTTTGTGTGGAATTTACTTCCCCTCTAAGCAACTTATCAAAGCAAGAATTACAGTAGCCAAGTCCTAAGCCAGTTACTTCACCTATAGGCTTGGCTGAACAAATCTGACATACATGAGACTGCTCTATTACTGCAATCAACTCTTCCTCAGACAAGAACCCTGAAGGTTTAATAACGCTACCAATAATTTGTCTATGGTTATCCTTGAACAACAGTTTAGCTCTCAACATCTCAAAGCTATAACCACGCCCTTGACGATTAATTACTTTGGCCACACCGTTCATAGCTTCTGTATAACCATTTGTTAATGGCTTGTCGAAGTACGCAAGTATTTCCTCTCGCCAGTTCTTAACCGCTGTAACCAATGGTTTAAAGTCTTTGGTTGTTTTCTTCATCTCTGGTGGGATGATGTCCAGCCAATCATTAAGCACTTGCTCTGCATCAGCACGATTATCTTGATCATAGATGCAGTAGAACAACTCTTTAAGATTGTGCGCTATGGCTACATGCGGTTCGTTTGCAAGCCACATATCGGTGTTATACAGGCCATGTTCATCAAGGTCCTTATAACGCATACGAAGTAATGATTTGCGACGCATCCAGTCTTTACCAATCGCTTTCGTACGGTCTTTTGATAATTGAATACGCACACCATCCATAGCTTGGTTTGCCATGCGGACAACGTGGAATTTATCTACAATGATTGGTGTATTTGGAAATACAGCTCGAATAGCATCTTTGTAAGGCTTCCACATGTCCATGACAAAACCTTCGATGGGTGCATTCCTGTTTCGTTGTAGCCAGTTGGAAACAGCAGCCTTATCGCGTGTATCAAACATGTCGATGTATCTGCGTTGTTCAACATTCACAACTACAAAGCGTTGCTTGCCATCAATCATGGTTTCGTCAATGCCGATCCACCCGCTTAAATCAGGCTCATATGCTTCATTTAGGCGACTAATGTACTCATTGGCGATAGAGCGTACGGTCTTATCATCACAGCCTATGCGCTTTGCAATATTCACAAAGGTGTCAGTAAAGCATTCGTTTTGAATAATCTCAACGCAACGCTCTGTCATGCGTGTATTTGGCTCAATACCATCAATCGGTTGAATGAACGTACCACCGCAATCCCTGCAACGGTATCGTTTCAATACAGCTTGAACGATGACAGGTGAGCCACGTACTGGGCCATCACGATAAGCTACGGTCTTTGGACCATGTTTGTAGAAGTGTTCAGAACCACATTTTAAACAGCAATCAGGCTGCACCAAGTATTCAGCTTTAATGATTAACTCATTTCCATGCTCAACACTTAGTACAGCCCAATTTGAAAGGCTTAGGATGTCAGTCATTGTTTTACTCTTTCAAAAACACTATCCAGTGCGTATTTGATCGCTTCCCACTAATGTGACCAAAGATAGGTTTTTGATCTGTTAACTCAAGAATTTCTGACACTTTAATCTGAGTTTCATTCCATTTAAAGATAAGAGTTCCATGGTTGGCCAACACACGAAAACATTCAGCAAAGCCTTTGCGGATATCTTCCTTCCAATCATCCCCAAGCTTTCCATACTTAAGAGCCAACCATGATTGCTTACCTGCTTTAATTAAATGTGGTGGATCAAATACCACTAATTTGAATTGGCCATCTTGAAATGGCATTTGTCTAAAGTCCATCAAGATATCTGGAGATACTGTTAATGATCTACCATCACAGAGTGTATGTTCTTCACTTCGAATATCCCCAAATACAACATTCGGATTAGACCGATCAAAATGAAACATACGAGAACCACAACAAGGATCAAGAATAAGTTTTTGTTGTTCCATAAATTAATTATTCCACACGATATTCCGAAATAAGAATATAACATAGTTTAATTAATTACACACGTTATTCCGTAGAGCCGATTCAGTTATCGTTGGTGAGTCGTACACCAATTTGCCAGATGGTCGCACAGTCATTTGCCAGTTGACGCTTAAAAATGGATTTACTATCGATGGTAAATCTGCATGTGTTAGCAAAGAAAACTTTAACCAAGAAATCGGTAATAAGATTGCTCGGGACAATGCACGTGAAAAAATTTGGGAGCTTGAAGGCTACCTGTTGAAAGAAAAGCTAGATCATCACAAAAACAATATTAAGGTTGCTGTTGATGGATTATTAGATACACGCATTCCAATCCTTAACCAAATTTATGATGTTTGTCAGGCTATTGAAAAATGTGGTGCATCACCAGAACTTACAGATGCAATTCGCTTAGCAGGAGAGTTACGCGATCCAATCAGCGAATTAGTACGACAAGCCATAGACCTTGGTATTGGTCACGGTATTGTCAGTGTAAGTCATAGCAGTCTGAATTTTGGTGATGCCCTAATTGCATTGAAGCAAGGCAAAAAGGTAGCGCGTAGTGGGTGGAATGGTAAAAATCAGTATGTTGTTGCTCAAGCAAAAACCACAACCACTGAAGCTGCAAAAATCTGGAATACACACAACAAAGCACATGCTGAAAAGTTGGGTGGTCAAATTGATGTTGCACCTTACTGCACCCTAAAAACAGCACAAGACACTTTGGCTATGGGGTGGACTCCAAGCACTGGTGACTTGTTTGCAAATGATTGGGTAATCATTTCCTAACACCCAACAAACCCCACTCAAAAAGCCCTCAAGCTAATCAAAACTTGAGGGCTTTTTTATGACTACAACAAGAGTATCTATCTGCAATGCGGCACTGTCAGCCATTGGTGACAAGGGTATTATCAGTTTTGACGAAAACACGGCTATAGCTGAGCGTTGCCGTAATCTCTATGACCAGACTCGACGTGCATTATTGCGGGACCATCCTTGGTCTTGTGCCAAGAAACGCGCTGTACTCGCACCAGTCAGTACTTATCCAGCCTTTGGCTATTCTAATGCATTCCCATTGCCACGTGATTTCCTGCGCATTATCAGTCCAAATACAGAGTGCTATGAAGTAGAGAATCGCCACATTCTCGCAAATGCTGAACAAATCAATCTTGAGTACGTTTTTGACAATGACAATGAAGAAACATGGGATTCATTACTGGTTGATGCAATGACGCTTAAAATGACTGCCAAGCTATGCAAGCCAAATACAGGCAGTGATGCAGCAAAGCAAACGGCACTTGCCGAGTTCGATCAATTAATCAAACGCGCACGTGCTATCAATGCCCAAGAGCGACCATCGGACGACTTGATTTATGAAGAGTCACGTTATATCGGGAGTCGCTACTAATGAAACAATGGGTACTTAAAAACAATCTGAGCAGTGGTGAATTATCACCGTTGCTCTATACGCGCACCGATATTCAACAGTACGCCAATGGATCTAAGAAGTTGCTTAATGCAATTCCATTGGTCGAGGGTGGGGCAAAGAAAAGACCTGGTACACGCTTTCGTGGATTGTTCACTGGTGCATTGCGCTTAATTCCATTCATTCCAAGTTCTGAAAATACCTACATGCTGATTTTAGGCATCAGCACCATGAAGGTTTTTAACCCAAGAACTCAAAGCGTGGTATGGGAAACAGCAACACCTTACAACACAGCTCAAAAGGTGCGAGAAGTGCAGTTTGCACATACACGCTACCGTATGTATTTCGTGCAGGGTGATACGCCAGTACATCGCTTTATCACCAGTGAAACCTTTGATACATGGCAGTTTGCACCGTTTGTGTTTTCAGTTCAGCCTACCGATGAAGTAGGTACATCACCCAACGTCACGTTAAAACCTTCAGGTACAGACGTTGGTAAAAATATCAGTCTAACGGCTTCGGCTTTCCCGACATGGAAATCCACGGAACAGTACTTGATTGGTGATCGAGTCATTCAAAGCTCTCAAACATGGAGAGCCTTAGCAGACAACAAGAACTCAGAGCCATCAGGAACCAATGGAAATTGGGAATCTGTGACCAGTGGTGATGCATCCGTATTTACTTCAGAGCATATTGGAGCAGTTGTTTCTATCAATGGTGGTCAGGTCAAAATCACGGAAATTACGTCTCCAACTGTGGCCAAAGGTGATGTGCTTGTAAAACTGAATGCTGACATTGAGGCCATTGCAAAGTCATGGACCTTAAATTCTTTAGCGTTTACAGCAACAACAGGCTATCCAAGAACAGTCGTATTTTTTAAGCAACGGTTAGTCTTTGCAAACACCAAGACAAGCCCGAATCAAATGTGGTTTAGCTCGATTGGAAATGATGGTGATTACCTTGAAGCCACAGAGGATGCAGACGCATTCAGTATTGCATCATCGTCAGCACAGTCGGATAACATTTTGCACATGGCACAACGTAGTGGTGTGGTAGCACTCACAGGTGGATCAGAGTTTCTGATCACATCTACTGGTGCTTTAACACCAGCATCGGCACAGATTGACCAGCATACCAGCTATGGTGTGCAGAAGGATGTACGACCTTGTATGGTTGGTAATCAATTACTATTCGTGCAACGTGGTGGTGAGCGTTTACGAGCAATGTCCTATAACTTTGAAGCCGATGGACTCACATCACCAGAGCTTTCAGCGATTGCACCGCATATGCCGAATGAGCATAACGGAATTAAGGAAATCACCTATCAGCAAACACCGTATAGCCTTGTATGGATGGTGTTGAATGATGGCAAAGTGGCAAGCATTACACTCAACCGTGATCAGGATATGAATGCATGGGCATTGCATGATTTTGGCGGTACCGTACTTTCAATGTGCTCATTGCCAACCACGGACGGCTCGGATCAGTGCTACATGCTGGCAAATCGAAAAGGATCATTATTCTTGGAGGAGTTGATTGAAACTGCTTTGAGTGACTGTGAATTTAGCATGACACAAGCCACGGCCATTGATTCGAATATGCAGAAGCTATCTAGCCCGGTTTATAACTGGTCCAACAATGATGGATATTTCTATTCAGAAAATAAGCCTGATTCTTCAGTGACTGCATTCTATTATGGCCAGCCGTTTAATTTTGAAGTGGATCTTCTGCCGCCTGATTTTAGCCAAGTGCCGACGACAGCTATGTTTCATCGCATACAAGTGCATGAAATGATCTTGTGGCTGAATAAATCGATTGGTGGCTATGCCAATGAGTATGAGCTGCAGCACAAAAAGAATGATCAGGAAGCATTCCAGAACTTAGCTTATACCGGTTATGTCGAAGTCAGCCAAAGCGGTTGGTTTGCATTGCATGAACTGGAATTAAAAATAACACACAACAAACCGCTACCTTTTCACGTCCAAAGTATCTCTATGTTGGTATCCATCAATGAGAGATAAAGATGCTTGTAAGAACAGCAACACTTGACGATTTAGGAACGCTTGTTGATTTCGGCAAGCGTCTCACCCAAGAATCACCAATTTTCCAGAAACAAGGCTTTAGCATTAAGCGTGCTAAGGCTTTTTTTGCTCAAGTGATTGAGCAAAGCAATTCAATTTTTATGGTCTGTGATGCATATGACAACCCGGTGGGAAGTTTGATTGCGCTGATTAATGTGGATTGGCGTACAGGCCATCGGATTGCCTTTGAGCAAGGCGTTTATGTGGTGCCTGAATATCGCAGCACAGGCGCAGGGGCAGATCTTGTAAACACCTTTATTGATTGGGCAAAGGTACACAATGCAGACCGCATTCAGATCGGCACCATGACGGGTATTAAGGCTGAACGTACAGTGAGCTTGTATGAGTCACTAGGCTTTGGTCTTGCGGGCTATACGCTGGAAATGGAGGTTTAAGCATGTGTGGAGGTAATCCAATCGGAGATATTTTTGAAGGTGTGCAGAACCTAGGTAATGCATTGCAAACTGATGCAATTGCCAAGGGTAATGCTAAAACTGTTAAATCAGTGGCACGTGCTCAAGCTGAACGAACCAAGCGACAGGGCGTAACTGGTGCATCATCTGCACGTGCTGCAGCGGCAGAAAATGGACTTGATGTTGATCAAGGTGCAGCGGCAATGATTCAGGATGAACACTTAAGTAATGCAGCTTATAACGCATCACTTGGCATTGCTGATTCAGAAAATCAGGCGCAACAAATCCGCCAACAGGGCAAGTTACAGCGAAATAATTACGGCATGCAAGCCGCCAGTAATTTCACCAAGGCAGCCGTTAAAATTGCGGGGTGGAAGTAATGTTAATTCCTCGTTCACAAAACAAAGAAATCTCTCAGCCCACATTACAACAACATACACCGATGACTGGTTTATCTAGCTTGGGAAATGCGGTTGGTGGGGCATTGGAAGCACGTGATGCAAAACAGCGTGAGGAAGAAGCTCAGCAAAAATCAATTGCGCTGTATCACGACAACATGGCAACGGAAGAAGCCAAAGTAAAACTTGATGATGTGCTTACAACAGAAATGGCCGAGCAATCCACCTTGGTTAAAAATGAGGTGTCGCAAGGTCGGTATAGCGCGGATCAGGGTGCAGCCAATTTAAAAGCTTGGTCAAACTCTCGCTATAAACAGCTTGAAAATGATATGCCGATGCATTCACGTGAAAAGCTGAAGCAATACTGGGATGAAAGCCAGCAGCGTGAATCTACAGGTTTGTTGCCGTTACAGCTTCGTGCAGATGCTCAAAAAGGGACTGTGCTTGCTGATCGATATGGTGAAATTGCTTCACGTTATGACCGCCAGCAAGGGCGTGAATATCTGGAAACTAATTTAACCAGCCTCAACCTATCAGAAGCAGATAAGCAGGCACGTTTGAATGCTTATGAATCAGGGCAAGATTTATCAGAAATTGATGGTGCGATTTCAACAGCAGTTGAAAATAAGGATACCGCAGCACTACACGAACTCATCAAGAAAATGGATGATGGCGGTTTTGGTTATACCGATGCACCAACATTACAGCAGAAGAAAAACCAAGTATTAAGCCGCATTGATGCATTGGACACCCACGCACAAGTGCAGGCGAACAAGCGTAATTCAGAAGCCAGCAAGATGCTGAGCGAATACAAAGCGAATGTACTGACTGGACGCGCACAAGATACAGATTATGAAGCCAATGTAGGGCAGTTGGTGGCTGGCACCGAAAGTGAAGCAGAGTTTAAATTTCTACAACAGCAGTCTGTGAACTTCCAAAGGTTTGCCAATAAATCTACTTCTGAACAGCAAAAGCTGATCAACGAACAGAAAGCGAAAATGAAAAATACGCCTTCTGCCGCTGCTGCTGATGAAGAAAAGATTTTAAGTGTGTATGAGGATATCTACAAAAACAAAGTAAGCACTGCTAAGAACAACCCGAGTCAGTTAGTCCGTGAAGCAGGGGTACAGGTGCATAGCTTGGGTGGTACCACACTAAAAGCCAATCCGAGTGGCTGGATCGATGGTGCAATTGATAACGGTATCAGTCAACTTGCCCTAAAAGACGCAAATATTACTTTGAAGCCTATTTCTGAGGAAGATTTACCCGAAGCCAAGAAAGCGTTTGATGGTATGAGCGTAAATGAAAAACTCAGCTTTATCGGTGGACTCATTGATAAATCAAAAGGCGTTCCGAATGGTGCAAGAATTTGGGGGGCTACCTTAGGACAATTGGGTTCAGGCGATCAGAATTATATTGCTGCAGGCTTGGCAAAAATGAATAACTTCCAAAGTACGGAAGGTCGTTATTTAGCAACGTCGATCGTAAACGGCACGCAGCTTTTAAAAAACAAGCAATTGGTTATGCCGAAAGACGACATCTTGCGCGAAAAATTTAATGAGTATATGGGTAATACTGTAACAGGAACCAGTGCCAACAACTCTTTTAATGTATTTAAAGCGGTATATGCCGACACATTAAACGAGCGCGGATTGACTCATACCAAATCAGATGAAGCGCCCGACAAAGGAACACTGGAAGCATCTTTGGCTTTTGCTTCAGGTGGGGTGTATCAGCAGTCAGGAAACTTTAAAAATTACCGTGGCGGCAAGATGGATGGTTGGAAAGTTTCCAAGCCATACGGGATGACTGACGACACATTTGAAAGCCGCATTGATGCTGGATATACATCACTGGCGAAACATACCGGCATGAGTGAATCAGAGCTTAAAACCTTCCGTTTACGTCAATCGCCAGTCAGAAAGAATGGTTCTATTCAATATGACTTGCTTAATGAGCGCGGCAACCCTTTAAAAATTGGTGATGTGACTTGGCGCATTGTGATTAATGGAGCAACCAAATAATGACAACCTGGTTAAGTGAAATTGATGACGAGCAACAGCAATCTATTGATCAGATGAATGCTGGCGGTTTAGGTAAAGCTCCGAAACAACAGAAAGAAACTGGTCTATTTGATGGCGCAGCAAGTGCACCATTTCGCGGTGTGGCTGCTGGTGCAGTTAAAACCTATGACACCATCAAAAAGCCTTTCGAGCGTGTTGCTGATCATGTGCAGTACTCCATTAATGATGTGCAAAACGGTGGCTTGGATGGGGCATTAGATGCGCGTGAAAAGTCTTTCTCACAAGTGCATGAGGAAAAAAATAAAGATCGTCGTGATGCACTGGTGATGCAAGTCGAAGAACTGCAAGACAGTGAAAATACTGGAACGGTAGGCAATGTACTTTTCGGTATTTCAGACTATGCCACACGTGCTTTAGTTGGTGGTGCGCTTGGTGGTCCAATTGGTGCAGCCGCAGCAACAGGGGTGACGGAAACCAATTACAGTCGTGAGGATCTGATTAAAAAAGGTGTGGATGAGGACACCGCAACCAAGGCAGCATTAATCGATGGCGGTGTAGCTTTTGGATCAACTTTATTACCTGTTAACTATGGATTTAAAGGTACTGGTGGGCTTGTTAAGGATGCAGCCTTATCAATTGGTGGGGCAACGGCATTATCTACTGCGGGTCAATATGCCAGCGGTGAGGTGCTGCAATCTGAAGGTTATGATAAGCAAGCTGAAAAATACAAAATCACAGGTGAAAGCGTAAGTACTGAGGTGGCATTAAATGGTTTACTATTTTTAGGTGGGCGTTATGCTCAAAATCGTTTGAATGCTGATATTGATACTGAATTAAAAGACCTGAGTGTTGATGATATTGAGGCTAAAAATACACAGATTCAATCTGCACTGGTAGCAAATGAGCTTGAATTTGATCATGTTGCATCACCAGTTATTCCATCAAATCCAGTGCAAGCCAACAACCATTTAAAGAATCTGGACGAAGCCGCAGACAATTTGCGTATGGGGCGACCTGTCAATGTGCAGCATCCGGTTAAGGGTGAGGAAAAGCAGAAGCCTATCAATTATGAATCTATGGCCTTACCAAGTAATGCCAAGGCTATTGCACGTAAAGCGCAACAAGAGGGCATTAATCCATCGGTGGCATTGACTATTAGCCACATTGAAACAGGGGGTAATTTCAACCATACAGCGAAAAACCCGACATCATCTGCCTATGGTCTTTTCCAAGTCTTAAACGATTCATGGAAGAATTTAGGGGGTGGCGATAAAAATAGCGTAGATGAGCAAATCCGTATTGGATTAAAGCATATCAAGCAGGCTAACGCTTCAATGCGTAAAAGTCTTGGGCGTGATCCAGTCGCACATGAGCAATACTTAGGTCATTTACTTGGTCCAGCGGGTGCATCCAAAGTTTTAAAAGCCGATACAAATGCAAAGCTGATTGATGTTGTGCGTCAGTACGACTCAAAAAATGCAAATGCTATTGTGAAAAACAACGGCATGGATGGGCTTACTGTAGGTCAGGCGATTGATAAATGGCGTACCAAGTGGAATGGTCTAAGCAATCGCTATGGTGGCAATGGTACCAGTGCTGCTATTGGCATGGATGGCTCAAGCTATGACTTTGCTTATGAAGTGAAATCGCTTGGGGACCTGATTGCATCAAATGATACTGCCTATGGTGTAAATCCAAATTATCCAGCCGAATTACAACCACGTGACCGTACACGTGAAGCATCACGCCAACAGATTGAGAATATGGCAAATGACTTAAAACCTGAGTGGCTAGGTGAATCGCATAAGCTTTCCGATGGTGCACCAATCATCGGCATGGACAATGTTGTTGAGTCTGGCAATGGTCGCACTCTGGCAATTGCACGTGCTTATGAGCAAGGCAAAGCAGAGGATTACAAGGCATTCTTGGAAAAGTATGCGGCTGAGCGTGGCATTGATTTATCAGGCATAGACCGTCCTGTTTTAGTTCGTACACGTTTGACTGAAACAGATCGTACGCAATTCGCTAAATTAGCCAATGAATCCGATGTGGCGCAGTACAGTGCATCTGAACGCGCAACCAGTGACGTAGATCGCTTGCCTGATGCATCACTACTCAAGATCAATAATGATGGCTCTATCAATTTAGATGGCTCTATGGACTATGTACGTGGCTTTGTCGGGCAGTTGCCGAAGTCTGAACAAGCAACCGCTATCACGCCTGATGGCCGTCTTTCACAAGATGGTAAGCGTCGTATTGAATCAGCCATTATGCAAAGTGCCTATGGTGATTCTAGTCTTGTAACGAGACTAGCTGAAAATATTGATGATGATAGTAAGACTGTTTTAAATGCATTGCTTCGCGCAGCTCCACAGCTTGCACAATTGGATGCATTGGTGAAGCAAGGCGGTAGACACAGCAACACTTTAGCCAAGGATTTATCACAGGCAGCACAAAAGCTCAGTGATTTAAAAGCCAATGGTCAAACTGTGCCTGATTATCTCAACCAAGGTCAGCTCATCGATGACGGTTTGAGTGATGGTGCAAAGCAATTCCTGAATGTGTTTGATACCAACAAGCGCAGCTCTAAAGCTATTTCAGACAACATTCAATCTGAGATTGATCGTATTGATGGCATGGGAGATCCGCGACAAGGCTCGTTGTTTGGTGATGGTCCTGAAGAATCAGCGGCACTGGACATCATTATGCAAAACCCTGATCAGCAAATTTCAGTTAGCCGCGTCCGTCCAGATGGTGAGATTGAAGAAATCACTATGACTTTACGTGAACGCTTGGATGAATTGGAAGCAGAAGCAAAACAGGCGCAGCAAGATACTTTAGCGGCGCAGACAGCTATTAGTTGCGCTTTACAATTTGGGGAGTAAATTATGTTGCCTATTGTTTTGAACAACAAACATCCATATATTAATTGCTCCTTATTATAAAAATTAGCCCGAATGAAATTACAAGCCATCAAAGATTTATCAGCTGTTTTGGTTCATAATTATTATCAAAACAATAGTAATGTCACTGGATACAGTGGCTCAATCATTAGTGAAATACTTGTCCAGCTTAGAGAAGCTGGACAAGAAAAAGACTTACAGTTGATAGCTACAAGTGGAAAGTTAATCATAAGAAATGATTCTGAAGCTTCATTATTTTTGCATGAATTTAAGCAATCAGAATTGCCTGACGGCGCTGATCAGGATGCAGTTAAGCAATTTATAGAACTAATTTTAAGAGATTATGTTTATAAGGTTTAATAAACTATTGCCCAACAAACCTAACCGCAATCAATGCTCTGATGATGAAAATTATCAGAGCATTTTTTATGAAAGACCAATGCAAAGCAGCCGTGGCAAAGGCACTCGGTAAACAATCACTGAATCAACAAGAAGCCACCGACATTGAAAACCGCATTAAAGATGCGATGAAGTCTTTAGCCAAAAAAGACCGTGATGGATGGCGTAATTATTCTGATGCTGAAAAGCTCACCAAGGCAGGCGAGTTTGTTGCACAAGACATTCAAGAGCAGCTCAAGCGCAAGCATGCCATAGCAGCACGTGACATTCTGACCCAAAGCAAAAACCTTGCTACCCTCGATCATCCAACATTGTCATCCAGTGAGGTTGTGGATCGTCTCGTTGCACCGCATGGTGATATGTCAGGGGTTCAATCTATTGACTCTAAAGCGCGTGGTATCGCAGCAATTTACCGTGGCGATCTTGTAGATCTCTACACCAATGTTAAGGGTGGTTTAGGCGTATTCACGGACAAGGAAATGGTCACAAATATTGTGCGTGAGCGTTTTGGTGAAAACACTGGTGATGCCACAGCCAAGAAAATCAGCGACAAGATGGGCGAAGTATTTGAAGGTATGCGCCAACGCTTCAACCGTTCAGGGGGTGACATTGGCAAGCTGGATGATTGGGGATTACCGCAAACACATGACCTTGCCAAGATTGTGAAGGCTGGGAAACAAGCATGGGTGCAGAAAGCCGAACAGCTTATTGATACATCAAAGTATGTGCATGAGGATGGATCATATTATTCACAGCAAGAGATCCGTGAATTGCTCGAATACTCCTTCGATACACTCAGCAGTAACGGTGCAAATAAAACTGAAATTGGTCGTCAGGCGACTGGTGGCATTTCATCAAAAGTTACATCACGCCACAGTGAAAGCCGTGTGCTGCATTTCAAAGATGCAAACGCATGGCTTGAGTATCAGGCTGATTTTGGCGGCATGCCTTTTGTTGATCTTGTTGAAGCCCACGTAAACGGCTTGTCTAAAGACATTGCACTGGTGGAGAACTTAGGTAGCAATCCAAAAAATGCTATGCGCATTTTGATGGATGCAGCAGAGCAGAAAGACTGGCAGAAAGGCATTGATTCAAACACTACAGGAAAGACACGCAAACGCGCTCAGACCATGTTTGATGAGTTCATGGGTGCCAATACACCAGAAAGTGAAGTACTCGCCAATTTAGGCTTAGCATATCGATCTATGAACGTGGCATCAATGCTAGGTGGTACCACACTGTCATCGATCACAGATCAAGCCATGATTGCTAAAACAGCATCGATCCATAATATCGCTTATCGCAAAACCTTTGGTGAGCTGATCAGCCAATTAAACCCGAAAAATAAAGAGGATCGTGAGCTGGCACATAGCTTGGGTTTGGCAACTGAAGAAATGCTTGGTTCAATCGCTCGCTGGTCGGATGACGGTTTGACTTCTGTCAGTGGCAAGTCTCAAAAACTGGCACGTGTTTCCAGCGGTATTGCTTCCCAAGTCATGCGTGTATCAGGTCTTAATGCCCTTACAGCCGCGTCAAAAGTTGGCTTTACCAAAATGCTGATGGAGAAATACGGGCGTTTAAGCCGATCTAAAGTATGGTCTGAATTGGATGAATTAGATCGTGAGCTCATGCAGAAAACAGGACTGAGTGAACGCGCATGGGAGGTGATGCGTTTAGCTGATCCAGTCGTTGACCGCAAAGGCAATCAATTGATGTCGGCTCGATCCATTTATCAAATTCCTGATGAAAAACTGGTTCAGTTTGGCGATCCACAACGAGTACGTGATGAGATTGCTTCAAGCTTTCAAGCGCACTTGTTAGATGAACAAGGCATGGCGGTTGTAGAAGCTGGATTACGTGAAAGAACATTCATGAGTGCAGGACAAAAGAAAGGCACTGTAACAGGCGAAATATACAAATCCATGCTTCAGTTTAAGTCTTTCCCTGCGGCATTTCTTATGCACCATGGTAGCCGTGCAATGAGCCAACCTACCAAAATGAGCAAGGTAGGCTATGGGGCTTCAATTTTTATAATGACAACTTTGCTTGGTGCGCTTGTGGTTCAGTTAAAAGAACTCGCTAACGGTAATGACCCGCAAACGATGTGGGATAGTGAAGACCCACAAAAGACAATGAATTTCCTTACTCGATCAGCAGTACAAGGCGGTGGTTTATCCATTCTTGGCGACATTCTTGTTGCTGGTACTGATACCAGTGGGCGTAGTGCATCGGATTTTATGGTTGGTCCATTTGGTTCAGATGCAAAAGCGGTACTTGGTTTAACAGTGGGGAACTTCACTCAATACTATGAGGGCAAAGATACCAATGCAGCCAATGAAGCGTTTAAATTATTAAAAGGCAAAGTGCCAGCTCAAAATTTGTGGTACACCAAAGCAGCAGCAAACCGAATGGTATTTGATGAACTTCAGGATGTGGTTGCACCGGGATACCGTGAAAAGCTAATGCGGAAAGCAGAACGACAGCAAGACCGTACACGTTTTTGGGGTGATAATATTGGTGATATTCAAGCCCCTGATTTTGAGCGAGTAGTGCAGTAACCCACTTACCCAACAAACCTAAACCTGATCCCTCGTATATATGAATTATGTATGGGGGATTTTTTATGCGTGATGATCAAGTAGAACGAATCAAATTACTTTCTGAAGAAATTGCAGATGACATGATTGAAACCGCGGCTTTTGCCATGGGCATCGGTCTTGGCTCAAATCAAGAGCGTGGCAATAAGGGTTTTGCCTACAAGATCGTAAAGGATCAGGCAGGAGTTATGGCTACACTTCAGCGAATTCTAGATATTAAATCAGGGAAAATACCGCCAATCAGTGCAACTGCCGCCACTCAGGAGAAATGGGAGCAAGCTCAAATTGCCAAAGCCGAAGCAGAGGCAGAAAAGTTGAGAGAAAAATATAGCTAATGACTAAGCCTAAGATTAGTTTTTTAGCCTTCTTTTTACTTTGGGCTAAATTACAAGGCTGGAAGATTCCTGGCTTCCACATCCAAGTCTGTTTGTTTCTTGAGAATTTCTATCTCAATGGGCGTACAGGCTTGCTCATGCTTCCGCGTGGGCATTCTAAATCATCTATTTTGGATGTGTTTAACGCATGGGTGATTTACTGCTGGCCATCAACACAGATTTTACATCAAGGCACAACTGATTCGGATGCTTACAAGTGCTCTAAAGGCACACGCGATGTGCTTGAGCGGCATCCACTTTGCCAAGGCAATCATAATGTCGGGATTCGTCAAGGTGAAATCGAGCGATGGTTCGTAAACGGCACACCAGATGTGCGTTACGGCACCATGCTTGCGAAGGGTATTCTCTCAGGTGTTACTGGTCATCGTGCCCACTTCATTCAGAATGATGACGTTGAGACACCACAAACAACAGCCAATCCTGATCAGCGCGAGAAGCTACCTAAAAAGCTATCTGAACAGACCCACATTGCAATACCTGGTGCAAAACGTCTTTGGATCGGCACACCGCATACGCATGACTCGCTATATGAAAAAATTAAGAAGCAGCGGAAGCTAGATAAGCTCATTCTTAAAATGTTTGAGAATGAAAAGCGGATTGAAGAAAGCGTAAAAGGTCAAAAAGTACTTTTAGATTTTGAGCCTATTCATGCCTTTTCAGGCATTGGTGTTGGCTCTAAATATCTAAGAAAAGGTGAACACTACACTTGTAAGAAACTAAAGAGTGCTTGGGAAGTCACTTTTCTTGAATCTAATTATGTTGTGGATTTCTACTCCAAAGGGATTTGGGAGGAACGCTTTACTCCTGAAGAAATGGAATTCCGTCGTGAAGAATGTAAAACGCTGAACGAATGGGATTCACAGTATCAGATGCATGCTAAGCCTATCGGTGATGTGCGTTTAGATCCTGACAAAATATTGGCTTATGACTGTGAGCCAGTGCTGAAACGTGCTAATGGTGAGTATTTCATGATGCTCGGGGCGCGTCGTATCGTTGGCATGTCATCTAAGTGGGATCCATCCAGTGGAAAGCTCAAATCTGATGTTTCATCAACGGCATTATTCTTACATGATGATTTAGGCAATAAGTACTGGCATCGATCAATAGCCTTAACTGGTCCAGATATTATTACTGATGATAATGGTGAGATTGTTGGCGGCCAGGTGTGGCAGCTTTGCGACATGATCGAAGAATTCCATGTGCCAAAAATTGTGATTGAAACTAATGGTATTGGAGGATTCGCTGGTACATCTCTTAAAGCAGCTCTGAAGAAAAGAAAAATACGCTGTGGGGTAGAAGAACGTCATGCATCACAAAACAAAAACAAGCGCATTCTAGAAAGCCTTGAGGGTCCTTTAATGTCAGGGCTTCTGTGGGCACATCTCTCAGTTCTTGTCACGGTGAATAAAGATGGTACCGAAGAAGATGCGCCAGCAGCTAAACAGATGCGTGAATGGAATCCAGCCGTTGCCAATCAGCCTGACGACTATTTGGACTCAGCAGCAGGAGCAATCGTAGATCAGCCTGAACGTGTCGGCAAAATACACAGACAAAATGAAGTCAATGAATCGCCTAATTGGAGAACAGATGGTGGTGTAGTCGATGCCGCCTTAGATTTCAACTATTAGGGGGCGACTATGGCAGTTCAAGAGCAAACGCCATATCAAGAGATTACGGCAAACGGTGTAACCACAAGCTTTGTATTAGATTTTGATTGTGAAAGTAAAGATCATCTGATTGTCACCAAGGATGGTGTGGAGCCACCAATCGGTGATTGGTCTTTAACTGGTGGTGCGGTTGTATTTGCTACAGCACCAGCAAATGGTGTTTTGGTAGCCATTCAGCGCAATACGCCACTACAGCGCACAACAGATTACCAGTCGTATAACAATTCATTTCGTCCGACAGTAGTAAATAAAGACTTTGATTGGATTTGGTGGAAGCTGCAAGAATTATGGGTTCAGATTACCTTACTATGGGCTGCATTAAACAGCAAGGTTGCTGCTATTTGGCTAGTACTCAATCAAGAAATTCAAGATCGCATTAATGGTGATTTAGCGATTCGCGCTTGGGTTGGGATATTGCTTAACAATATTGTGGATAGTGGATTAGTAAGTGCAATCGCAGTAACTACGGTTGAATCTGTTGATGACCTTCAACACTTAACTAAATGGGAGGGGCGAACTGTTTTAACCAAATCCTATCTAAACGGGATGGGAAAAGGTGGTAGTACCTATATTTACAATGCGTCTAGATCTTCTGAAAATGATGGTTTTTTATGCATAAATGGATGGGTGTTACAGGTCATAAATAATACCGTTACACCTGAGCAAGCAGGGGCAATCTGTTATGCGAACTCCACCGGTATGCCAGATTACACAGCAAATCATATAGATAGCGCGGATGCAATACAAAAATGCTTAAACTCAAAGTATGATGTACAGCTATCCTCTGGCGTTTACAATACATACAAACCACTGTACCACTTCAGTAACAAAGTGATTAAAGGTCACGGTATGGAGCGGAGTGTTATTTGTAAAAGAAACAATAGTATTTTTGATGATCCAGATATTCTTTACCAAAAAGATGCGGTTCTAATAGCCAAAGGAAAGTACGTAGCAAACGTAGAATTTGAATCCTTTATGGTTTGTAAAATCTGGGACTCAACTTGGGCAGAAAACTACTTGGGTTTTGGTATTGGGTACTACGCACCATACTTACAGGAGTCATCATTTAAGAATTTTAGAACAAGTGGCACGGAATATGGACTGTACTCTATTAATATCTGGATGACAAACTGGACTAAATGTAGTTTTAGCGCGTTTGGTGGTATTGTTTTGGGTGGTCTAAGTGACTCTGAACTAGAGCGCGGTGGTACAACAAATACTTTCTTTAGTTGTTGGGTCAAACATGTATTTAATGCTGGCGCATATGCATGGAATATTTATAGCGTAGGCTCTACGACAATCTCTAGCGGCAGTACAGATGCTATTGGTAAGGCGGGTAGTGTTACCTCCGAACTATGCGCAGGTGGTGTATTTAATATTAATAGGTCGGCTATTACTATTTCAAAGTACGGGTGCGAGGCTGCACACATGACAGGCTACTTAAAAGTTACTAATGGTGCGGTTGTAACGATGAGTGGAATAAGTTGTTACGAGCTATTCAATAAATATGGTGGTTCTACAAAGTATTTGTTTGAAGTAACCAATGACTCACGTCTGGATTTCTTTGACACACGACTGATCATGTCTTACAACTACGGAGAGCAAGGTCTACCAACACCTAACTTTATGTTTGTAGCCTACAGATCATCTGTATATATTCAAGGTGTAATGATGTACCCACGTATGCCGAGTTCGGTAAATACGACTACAGGTTTTGATATTACAGTTGTGGACAACTCCCATGTTGTTGTTGAAAATGATAACTCTAGATTTGAATATTCAACAGGTCAACCAAATAACACCGCATTAACTGTACCAGCTATCAACACAACAAACCGTGGTGTTCAATCAACATCTACGACTCAAGATTTTGGGCTAATTGGTGCTGATGCAGGGCTTTGGAACAAGTCCAGACTGCGTTTAGGTACAGGATATATTCATCGAGCAAACAATGGACAGCTTTTCTTTAACCCTTCTAGCGCACCATCTGGTGAGTGGGCAGGATACCCATTAAACACTGTTATGTATGGTACTGCTATATTGCAACCTATTGACGGGCAGCTATTTTTTAACACTACTACTAAGAAGTTAAGAATGTTGGTTTCAGGTGTTTGGTATGAAGTACAAATGACGCAAGCAACAAGTTAATTACTTACCCAACAAACCATTATCAACCCTGATCTTTAATTAGATCAGGGTTTTTTATTACCAAAAATAAGGGGGAAGCATGACAGATCATGCACAAACAGCAATTGAAGCAAGTGCAGCGGTAACAAGTGCTTCTTCAAAAACCGCTGTTGCTGGTGGGGGAGTTTCATTTTTGGGCTGGGCATCAGGTTTAGATCCGATGACGCTATTGGGCGTTGTTATTGGTTTAGGCGGTTTACTGGTCAGCATTTTTAGTTTCTTTGTCACTTGGTACTACAAGAGCAAAGCCGATCAACGCGAAGCTGAGCTTCATCGAATCGCACTTCGTAAAGCTAATGGTGAATGCAATGTCGAATAAAACGAAGTATGCCGTACTCATGACAACAGTGATTAGTTTGGCTGGTGTTGCATGGACGCAAAACCGTGAAGGTACAGTGCTAAAGCCCTACTACGACAGCGGCAAGGTGGTAACGATTGGCACTGGTACCACAGTCTATCCAAACGGTCAGAAGGTCAAAATCACAGATCCAGCAATTACCAAAAAACAAGCGGCTGAATATCTCAAATTCCACATGAATAAAGATGCAAAGATTTTCAACAAGTCTTTGCTCGGCATTCCACTTTCGCAAAATGAGTATGACCTATACATGGATTTCACTTATCAGTTTGGTACTGGTGCATGGTCTCAATCCTCAATGCTTCGCAATCTTAAAGCACGCAATTATGTGCAGGCTTGTAAAGCATTACTTAAATGGAAATACGTTGCCAAGAAAGACTGCTCAATCCGCAAGAATGGCTGTTATGGCGTTTGGACTCGCCAGTTAGCACGTTATGAAAAATGTATGGGGGAGAACTAATGCCGATTCTCTATTGGATCTGGAATAACAAGCGCTGGACCTTAATCATCATTCTTTTGATTTATTCACTCTTTCAGACGTGGCAATCAAACTCACTCGCTTCAGATTTAAACAATGCCGAAATCGCTTGTGAAGCCAAAGTGCAGAAAGAAGTAACCAAAGCCATAAAACCTTACAAAGACGCGGAAGTAAAAGCCCAAGAGCAAGCACAGAAGGCAAGTGAAGATTATGAACAGACCAAAAAAACCGAGCGAGTCAAAACAGAAACGATTACACGTACAGTGCAAAAGATCGTGGAACGTCCTATTTATATCAACACTAATTGCTTTGATGACGACGGGGTGCGTATCGTCAACGAAGCTGGTAATACCGGCAAACCTGAAAACACCTTGCCCTGATTTATTGCCGCTGGAATCAGGTCAGGCAAAAGAAGTGCTTCAAGTAATGATTGATGATCGTCGGAAGTACGTCGATTGCCAGCAACGGCATGCAGCAATAGTTTCAATTGTGGAAAAGCCCTCTAAGTGAGGGCTTTATCAAATGCGACTAATACTAAGATTTGTCAACCAACATTTGCGACTCAAAATAGGATTTGTCAACTAAATCAGCTTCGCACCTCCGTTACAACTACGTAACGCTCTCGAATATCCAATCTCTTTACAATCTTGCCATGCTTTATTGTGTGTTCAATATAAAAATACAGCCATGTTTTCATTTTTATTGTCTAATGATAGAGTTATGCATATTGATACTGTGTCAGAAGAAATTTAGCAATATTAAGTAGATAAAATCAATTGTGTCAGTCATTGTGTCGATTCTAACTAAACTATTGATATTTAATAAATGTTAACCTCCTTGACATCGTAGAGGTCTCCAGTTCGAGTCTGGATATGCCTACCAAATATAGCTGTTAATTCAGCAACTTAAAGCCCACTTCAAAAGTGGGCTTTTTGTTTTCGGGGAACTTTCGGGGTATTTTCGGGGAATGAAATATTTTCCTACAGTGAATAACTCGCCCATTTAAATTTAAAAACGATGACTAACGGTAGCTAAAGAAATAACTATTTGGACATCTATTCTTATTTCATCTGGACATTTTTTTCTGTTTTAGGGTTAAATGAGACTACACAAAGCCGTGGAACATTGTTTAATAAGTAATCGTGGAACACGATAAACTATTAAAAAATCCCAATACATCTTAATTGGGATTTATCAAACTAATTAACATATTGAATTATATGAAATAAAAAAATAAATTACGTATAACGTGCATTATGTTAATTTTAGGGAAACTTAACCTTAAATAACTTCAAAAAACTCATGTTGAATACCTAGTCTTCCATCTTTATATTCGATTATATATAGCTTGCTATCGTCAAAAATACCTTTGTATGTAATTGAAATTAAATATAGTTGTTGAAAGTCATCTCCTTTTTCATACAATTTTATATCAGAGACTTTTTCCCAATCAAAATGTGCACTGCTTCCACCAGAACATGGTTGATAATATTTTTCATGATTGTGCCAATATTTTTCAAAAATTTTTCTTTTTAAATCAATTAAAAAATCTATATTTGCACTTTCATATTTATCACCAATATGCAGTTTTTCAACTTCATACATGTCTGTATAATATGATTTTAAAAAATTAGTGATAATTTCTTCTTTATTCTGTCGTATTGCATCACCATTCGTGATTCTATTAACCATGTTTGAAAAACTTAGTAAAATCTCAATATCTTCACGCATTTAAAATTCACATCAAAATTAAAGAATAAGAATATCTTAGTGTTAATTTGTAGTCCATTTAACATGATGGCGATTTTACGAAATTTTTAAATTGGGTTAAATGTCCCAAAGCTGATGATCCATGAAATGGAAGCATCAGCTTTATTGGTATGACTAACGGTAGCTAATCCGCTCTGGTTTAGGTGCTTCATGTCCTTCTAAATAGTGGTCGGTCATCTTCACATTTGCATGTCCTGCCAGTGCTTGTGCGTACTTCTTCCCATACTTCTGCGTGATGTTATAAATGCCTAGGGCACGTAAGTCATGCAGCGATGGTCGTTGGTTTGGTTCTAAATGATCATAAGCACCAGATAGGTCCCGATACTTTTTAAACTGCTTGGTAATGTGATCTTCCGTTACAGCAAAAGGATGCAATTTCGCATTACGGATTTGCTCGTTAATGCGGTCTGGTCGCGTTGCAATCAGGTAAGGGCAGCGTAGTCGCATAGAATGCTCTATACACAGCAATACGACTTCTCTTAACTCTGGATGCATATCCACTTCAATAAACACAGGTTTGTCGTAATTCAGCGATTTATGCTGTAGTACGGTCATGGTGTTGTCTTTAATGTTAATGCTTGAGCGTTCCATTACCACCAGATCGGCACGCCGTTGAATGGAATGCAGTGCAAGATCTATTGCCAGTTTTAACCAGGGCGGACAAACCGACTTCACTAATTCAATTGATTCGTTGGAGTGACGAGTACGCAGCTTTTCAGGTCGTATTGGTTTTAAGGTTTTCTCGGCAATATTGTCTGGTGCCCAGCCGTTGGCTACTAAGTATTTCCAGATGTCGATAAGCTGTGAACGGTGTTTTTCAGCCTGAAAGTCTGTTTGCTGTTTCAGGTATTCAGAAATCATGAGCAGGGTAATATCGGTACAGTAAAGATGCCCCCACATGTCCTGATATTTCCCAATATTCGCCGTGACATTCACCAAGGTATTTTTGGCAAGTTTCTTCTTGGGTAAATGCAGCCTTTCATATTCCCCCAAGGCTTGGCCAAAGTTGGGAACACGTAAAATCCATCGTACAACGAATTGGGCATCATATAACTGGGCTCTGATCAATCGAGGAAATATTTCGATTTGGATTGACCTTGCTACTCAATTGTACGCAGAGCCAAAAGCTAAACAAGCGAGAAATCAAACCTACTCAAATATAGCTATCCAATGCTGCTTAATGATTAAATCACTACTTCGACTTTCTTTGCGTATGGTCACAGGTGTTGTGCAAAACCTTATTAAACTTTGTGGACTAGATTGGACAGCACCTGATTATTCGACTTTTTATCTATTTTATTACTCGTATAAAGCGGGTCAGAATATCAATAATTTGCAATTTAAATTTTACTATTTTTGATTTTGTTTGTAATAGCTCTCGCTATACTTAATTTATTCATCAAGTCATCGAAAAGTAAGAATTTTTTAGAGTTCGAAAAAATTGAAGCTGATCAGACTCAAAGTAATACTTTGAATTAAGCTGCTTAAAAGGATTGAAACATGATTTACGCTTTGACGTTTGGTTTAGGTATTTGGTTGATGGTTCCAGTACTGATGATCTGGTACTTAATTAAACCAAATACCTATTTCCTCACTTTTCACGGTGAAATACCTTCACGTTTAGCCATTTTTACCCATCATTTCTTGGCATTTTTACTGTTGTTTATGATTTTAGGTTTGGGGATCGAAACTGTCATTAAGTCGATTGATGGTACGTCTGCACATCTATTGTTTTACCTTGCGATCTTTTTAACAAATATCTTCTGCATTTACTTTGGGCGTAACAAGATAAATTTGGGCGATAAGAGAAGGGCTTAATATTACTTACCTGCGGGTCAAATATTTTACGATCAAGGTTGTGTGATAAGTCGAACTTTATTGGCTTTGTGTGATGGAAAGTCAAGGGACATTAGATACTTTGTTTTAAACAAATTACTTAAATCTAATTTATAGCATTATGAATTAGTCAGAAAAGTTAGATATTAAAGCCTAAAAAATTCAGTGGTTTACAATATGGTCGTTGAGTTTGAAATATGCCAATATGTTTATTGCATTTACCTGAAGATCAAAGTGTGCGGGACACGAAAAAATATCAAAAAGCTCGTGTGAACTATGAAAATTTTGATCCTCATGAAGAGGATCTTTTTTTTATTGATGAAATATAAGCAAGTGGTTAACTGTTCTGGAATTTACTCATCAAATAATGAACATCATTAAAAGTCTGACGGCATTAGTAAATAAATTGCATTTGTAAGAAGGGATGCTACAAATCAAAAGGCAAAATTTGATAGGAAAAAATTAAGAAAAATTCACATAAATGAGCAATGAAAACTAATCTTTTACTCTAGATATATCAAACACAATATGATTACAATTTTCTCTAAGAATAATTAGACCAAATAGTAAAATTTAAAAAATAAATTGAAACAATGTCATGTGCAAACTGTGATCAACTCTACTTTACAGCCTAATAGCATAATGCTATTAATCATAATGATTTATTTATAATAAATTAATCACTTAAAGGAGACCTAAAGTG